ACAAAACCGAAGGCGTCTGGACACGCACTAATAATCTAATCGACTTTTTTCCAGACTCCGAAAATACTGCTTATCCAAGGCACCCCTCAGTAGATTGGCTTCATGAGAAGTCCTATAATGGTTTTTCAATATCTGAGGTGGCTGTTTTAGGGCCATATCGTTTCCTCCGCGTTGTCAAAGACCCGCCAAATACGATCCCCGTCAATGCTTGCGCGCCGCCGGCGTCAAAATTTGTCCGTGGACGACTATCAAGGTCTGACAATTTCTTTACCCGTGGTCTTAATGACCTTTGGTGGTGGTGGAATGGTTGTGAACCCGATCCTCCTTATGATCAGGATATCATCTCTGATCTTTCCAACATGTTTAATGTCAGAATGCCAAATGGACTTAATGTCGACAGTTGTCGAGCATTGTTAGCGTCCACTGTCGCATCTGATCCAGTTTGGAGAGCAATCAAGATGCGATTTCCTGTATATTACACATCATTATTTGAGGGCACGCTTTTGCATGCAATGCATGGAAGAAGAGACGTTATTACTGCAAACATTAGTGGAACGCGTCGCTTCTTTGGATATCTTGAGAATGTGTTGATGACTGCTCGTAGTCAAACACCTATGTCAAGCTCTGTCCCATGGGCCTCAGTATTGTCTGTGTTCTTATTATTTGGCGGCATCTATATTGCCAAAAAACAAACAGATCGCTTTGTTGACGCGATTGTTCTTGGACTCAAATACATTCCCACAATTATTCAAGGATATTTTACATCCTCACCTGCAGGAGCCAATATTTTGGCCCGCATACATCCCGCCCTAGGCTGCGTTTCTCCTCCGTTGGAAGAGTTTCTAAGAGGCCAGGGATTAGTTGGGGCATATGCGGTCATTTTTATTGCGTTTTTTGAAGCCGGCTATGATTTATTACAACATGGCAACTCTTGGACAGTCGGCACCAATTTAATCCTGCACGGAACCCTCACTATGCTTGTTCCTTTTATTAGTTTCAGAACTCGCCTTACCATCCACTCCATATATAATGCTGTTGTGACATATTTCAAAACACCCAAGCACGACATGAATAAATCTGTCAGGCAATATGTTCGCACAGCCTTCAGTGATACAATTAAACTACTGCGTAAAATTTGGAAGTTTAAGGCTGAGATCAATAAAAATAAGGCTATAGTAGACGCTTTCGTTGACACATATAAAAACCAACTGGTCTTCGAAGGCGACTGGTCATCCCATGGCCGACAGCGCAAACATTGCCGTCGGTGTCTGCGAAAACCTTCAAAATTGATCCTTTGTCAGTTCGTCCCGACACATATTTAGAAATTACAATTGATGGACAGACTTATAAACCTTTAGAAAGTACTTTCGAAGCAGAAACATGTATGCCGACATTAATGTCGCGCCACACTGAGCAATTATCATATGAATGTCCACAGCAACAAATTCACCCAATCATTATCACCAATGGACTAATGTGGATGCCCACAAATAATTCACAAAATCTGTTAGCATGTGTCGTTGGCCGATTACACATCGACTCGCATCTAGGAAGCCCTGCCCTAGAAGAGCGACTTCCCGTTTGGTACGAACTCGTTAGAGGTTGTTTCCAAATGTTCGTTCCCCTGGAAGAGGTCGTTGACTTTAGTCAATGTATCAAAGACATGGGATCGCGCGGGAGGCGCATTGCTGAGGCGGCTGTAAAAGACAACGATTCTGGCACATTCCCTAACGGTAAAACGGTAAATCTCAAATGGAACGAGACCATTGCACTCAAAGATTATAACGGGGTGCAGACTATTCGCCCGCGGGCTATAATTAATCTCGACCCCATTACCCATTCACGGACAACCGTAGCTGCGAAATCGTTAGCCAAGCATCTCAAAAATATTTGGGATGGAACCAACATATATCTTGTAAAAGTCAAAGAAGTTAGCTTCATGGTTCGGCCGATTTTTTGTGCGGGTCTTACTGAGTTAGAACTCAGTACACGGTATATCCGATTCCTTAATTCAAACGAACCAGCGATAATGGCCGCTGGAGATGACACGCTTGTCAAATTGAATAATAACATGTTCGAAGAAGATGATTTTTCAATGTATGACCAAAGTCAAGACGATGGACCTCTCAAAGACACTATGCTCTATTGGCTCTCAATTTTGGGAGTGCAACATGATATGTGGTTTGAATGGTATCATAGTTTTGCCTCGGGTTATAAGGCTAAAAAGCGAAATTCAGTCACATCGTTGCTTATCAAAGGGAATCCTGGGACTCAAATGGCAACTGGCTCAACATTAACTACTGTCATCAACACAGTAAATGCCATTTTAGCCAAAATTTACCGTATTTCACAATCACACAGGACTTCCCCAGAAGTCCATTTGGACCTGGGTTTCAATGTTAAAAACAAGTGTTTTGACACACCTTTTGAAATGACATTTCTTAAGGGCTGGTGGGGAATCGATGATGAAAAATATTATTGGTTTCCTTTACCATCATTGTGTTTAAAGATAGGAAAGATCATCAACGATCCCACTGTTATAGCAAAGGCAAAGTCAAGACGAGAAAGCATTCAACTCGTCGCTCATGCTATTTCTTGTTGCATTAAAGTCCCACCGGATTATCCTATTTTGGG